CAGCGGGGAGCCCGGGGTATTACCCCTTGCTCCCTGCTCTGCTCCCTACGTTTCTCAGGTCAGGATCACCGTGGCCTGCATCGTGGCCGAGACGGTCACGCTGAAGTTATAGAAATAGAGCGTGGTGATCGTGCCCGTGAATGGATTCGACGTCGATGGATAGGTGGTCGGCCAGGTGTCGAAGGTGATGCCGCCGTTGCTCGCCGTCTGGAAGAAGGAGACGCGTTCGATGTTTGCGCCGTCGTACCACTCGACGGCCCCGATCTGCGTGCTCACGGCGAGCATTTGCTGGAGCGCCGAGTAGACGATGCTCACGTCGCTGGTGACCTTCTGGCCGGGTACCAGCATGATCGAGGTGATGCCGGTCAAGGTCGTCGGCAGCGCCGTGTTGCCGGCATAGGTCCCGCCGGTGAGCGTAACCGACGTGGCCCCGGCCGCGGAAACCGTACAGCCGCAGTTGTAATAACTGCCGGCGGCCGTGGTCCAGTAGACTCCCACGATATCGGAGGTGCTGATCGCGCCGTTGGTGCCGCTGCCGCCGCAGCCCGGGGCGGCCGAGAAGGAGTTGGCCACGGTGAAGACGTTGCTGGCGATCGCCGTGACAGTGAGGCCGGCGGGAGCCGTTACGCCCCAGGCCGGGCCCGCCGAGCCGTTGGGCGTGAGCGCGAGGGCCGCCTGCACGCTATTGCAGGTGATGGTCTGGGAAAGGACTCCGGTTTTGGTGCCGCTGAGCGTCTGAGCCACGATAGGTACTCCTGTTATTTAGCCGCCTCGGCGGCCAGAACTTGTTTGGTTTTTTCAGCCATGGCCGTGGCCATGCGGGCGCCGGCCGTGGTGGCCGCGCTTTCCACAAAACCGGCCAGCATGGCCTCAATGCGGCCGGTGTTCGTGATCCTCAGGATCTGGTCGCCGGCCCCGGCTGCCGCCGCCTTCGCCGCCCGGTAGGCCTTTCCCTTCAGTCCCGGCATGACCAGGGCGTTGGGAATCGGAGCGGCGTGCATGGCGGAAACTCGGGCTTGCGTGCCGAGGACAAACCAGTGCACGTCGGCGGCGGAAACCCCCACGCCTCGCATCCCGCTGGCCGCGGCGCGTTCCTTGGCCGCTCTGCCCTTCGCGCCGCCTTGCTTGCCGACGCCGAAGCCGGCCTTGCCGGTGAGGTCCTGGTTCTCTTTCTTCAAAATCCGCTTGCCCAACGTCTTGCGGACCGCGGATTTCAGGTCGGGCGAGATGGGGGCCGAGTTGACGGCCTTGCGGATCTCGCTCACCAGCGGCTGCAGGCCCGCATTCACGCCGGCCTTGGCCGCCTTGCGGATGCCGTGATCGGCAAGATCCTTGAACTTGCCCAGCAGCTTATCGACGCCTTCCAGTCCGGTGCTCATTTGGCGTTTCCGCGGATCAACTGCTGCGGATCGTCGTAAAGCTCATGACGCGGTCGTACCAGTGATCCGTCGAGCCCTCGCTCTTGGGCGTGGCGCTGTCGGCCGTGTCGTCGAGGATGTAATCCATGCCGCCGATCGATTGACCGGCCAGCGCCGCCTTGACGGCAGCCCAGACGGCCCAGGAGGCCAGACCGCCGCCCGGATCGCCGGCCCGGCAGGTGATCGTGATCTCGCTGATCATCATGCCGCTGGGCGCTTTGCCGCTGAGATCGTTCTGCTCGTCGTCCTTATCGACCTCGACGACGATGCACGGCGTGGCGTAGGTCCGCGGCCAGTAGCTCCAGATCTGGCCGCCGCTCAAGGCGGCCTGCGTGGCCGCATCGTTCTGCAGCACGCTCTTGATCGCGATGTACGGATTGATCATGTCGCGATGACTTCCGTGGCCAAAATCTCCAGCTCCACGTGCCGCTCGTCGATGTCGACTACGCTCGTGAAGTAGAACGTGCGGCCGGCGTAGCTGCCTTGCATCTTGGGGCTGATGCCGGCCTGGTACAGGCAGCGGATGCGGTGGCTGACCTTGTCCTGCTGGGCCTTCGCCAGCCAGAGTTCCTGCCCGCCGAGCGACTCGATCGAGCACCAGATATAAGTGAACGTGCTGGGCGTCTCGTCGGTGCCGCCGTCGCTCGTGCCGTCTGTGGCGACCGCCTGGATGGCCATGCGGTTCTTATAACTGCCGATCGCTGGGGGCTTGTATCTGATCGCCATGGGCTAGCGGGCGGAGAAAGGTGGGGCGTATTTCGGTTCACACCGCCGACTTATCAAAATTCCTTGAAGCGGTACGGTGCGATCAGCGCGTCGATCGCCTTGGGCATTTCCGCGGGCGCCTCGCCCCTGTTGAGGTACAGATGCGTGAGCAGAAGCTTGATCGCCTGGCGGATGGGCAGCGGCACGTCGGTGGCCAGCTGGCCGTAACCGCAGACGACCTGCGCCGTCACGTCGTCGCGGAAGCCGCGGGTGATGGGCCAGGTCTGCAGCCAGGCTGCGCGGATGTAGGGCAGGCCGTTTTCGGCCGAGGTCTCCCAGACCGAATAGGGCAAGGTAAAATACGAGCTCGGTCCGGCCGAGTTGCCTTGCGGCGGCAAATACTGGATCCACTGCACGCCGCCGTTATTGCCGGTGGCCGCGGATCCGCCGCTGCCGGCCGCAAGACTCGTGCTGATCGAATAGGTAAAACCGGTCGCGGTCAGGCTGGTGATCGGAAAGCTGCCGTTGTACCCGGTCGGGGAAACCCCCGAGATGATCGCCGTCTGGCCGACGTACAAGGTGCTCAGGAACTGGTCCTGCGCGGCGGTGCCGAGTGTGACCGTGGCCACGTTGCCGGCCCAGGAGGTGCTGGCGATCGCCCCGCTGTTCCACCCCGTGTTGATGGGGGCCCGCGGGATGAACATTTTCCACCAGTATCTATCCCACCAGTATTGCCAGGTCTGCGTGATGAACGCGCTCCAGCAGTACTGTTCGAGGATCGTCCGCGCGGTGACGATGAGGGCCTGGATGTAATCCGCGTCGAATTGGCCATCCAACCGCAAATGCTGCTGGGCCTCGGTGATCGAGACGGGCTCGATCGCCGGCGGCGTGATCAGCAGCTCTTGGGTTCGATGGTAAGCCATGTCAGGTGTCAGGCGTCAGGTGTCAGGTGTCAGACTGATATTTGTGCACGTCCCACGGCCCTTTTTGTTCACCTCCCTAGTCCCGTTTTCTCCACATGGCTTTCGGGGGAGAAGCAGGCGCCTGACACCTGGAAAGCGGAAACCTAATTTCTCCACGGTCCGCGCTTGCGGGACCTCGCCGGCGTCATGCGCTCCTGCTCGCGCGGTTCGGGCACCAGGGCGGCGGGCAGGGATTCTTTCGCCGCCGGCTCCTTCGCCGGCTCTTGGACCGGTTCCGGATCCATGGCGGGCTTTTTCTTGCCATCGGCCACGTAGAGCTTGGCCCGGCCTTCGGCGATCAGCCGGCGGGCCAGGTCCTCGCGGTAATCGCAGATGGCACCGACATCGGAGAAGATGCGGCGCTCGAGGAGTTGGATTTTCATGTCAGGGACTCGTGCCAGGGGTTCGTGTCAGGGGGACTGGCGATCAAACGAAATAGACGAAGCCGATGACGTCGTTGGCGAGGCTTGACTTGACCCAGACCTGCGAGAGGTCGGAGACTTGCAACGTGACCGGCGGCGGCTGCGTCTGCACCGCGCTGCCCGAATAGGTGGTCAAGATGTACAGGCCCTGCCCAGCCGTTACGCCCGCGCTCGACGAGCCGACGGTGACGGTGACGCCGCTGCTGGCCCCGCTGGCCACCGAGGGCGAAATCACGACCATCTTGCAGGGCACGCTGGCAGCCGAGAGCTGCGAGGGCGTGCCGGCCGTGCCAAGGGTGACCGAGCCGCCGGTCATGGTCATGCCGCCGGCCTGGTTGAGCGGGTACCCGTTGGCGTCCGACGGGTAGCTCATCAGGCCCTGTTGCGTGAAGACGGCGTTCTGCACCAGGTTCCAGGTGATGGATGTGCCGGTCGTGCCCGGCGAGGTGGCCAGGGTGCACGTCGTGGCCGCGCCGAAGGTTGGCGGCGTGCCCACGTCGTAGGCGCCAGGCTGGCGGACCATGGGCGACCAACTCGTAACCGCATAGAATCCGAGCGTCACGCCCGTGGCGCTGACGATCTGCAATTGGTAGTTGCCCGAGGGCAGAAGATTCAGCGATCCGCTGCCGACGGCGCCGAAGGTGAACGTCGTCGTCGATGACGATCCGCCCGTGCCGGAGGCGACGATGGCGATCGGAATGGTGCCTGGCAAACCCATGGGAGCCTCGCTTGTTTTCGCTGGTTAGAGGTGTAGCGCGGAGTCGAACCGCTTCTCCAGGCGGCCCTTGCGGACCGTAGACTGGCGTGTTGCCGTCTCACCCAAACACCGTTCGATGCCTCGTCCGGCAGCGAATGCCGCCGGGCGAGGCCGAGGAAGGAGATTCGCACCAGGCGTCAGACGCCCTGGTTGTTGATGCTCTGCAGCGAGGTCGTGGCTTGCAGGGTGCCGTAGGGCGGGACCTGCAGGACCTGGCCGGTGTAGGTCTGCGACGGGGCCGCGAATTGCGCCGGGTTGTGCGGCGCGATCTCGGTCTTGCTCAGACGCACGATCACGTCCACGAGGGTGGCCGTGCCGCCGGCGTAGACGATGATCTGCTGGAAGCGCTGCCGGCCCTTGAGGTCGACGTTGATCAGCCAGATCGTGTCCGGGCCGTTGTTGCCGGCCGCGGTCAACGGCAAGGCCGACGTCGGATTCGTGAAGACTTCCGGCGGGTTGTAGAGGGCCGTGGGCGGGCTGATCGTCTGGCTCAAGCCGAACGTCGCGCCGGGAACGGCGTAGATCGTGCCGCCGAGGGTCGTGGCGTTGGTGCGGGTGGCCGATTCCTGCAGGAACAGCGAGCTCGTGTTCTGCGTCGTGCCGCCCGACGTGGGGAAGTTCGCCCCGATGGCGCCGAAGCTGATGATCACTTCCATGTAATCGTAACCCGCGGTGTCGATGACGTTCGAGCCCGTGGGGCTCGCGGTGATCGACTGCGGAACGACCGCCTGCATGTAGGCGGCGGATGCGAAGTTGCTCATGGTATTGTCTTTCGATGTGCGAGAGAGGAAATTGCGGAGGGAAGAAGCGGAGAAGGAAGAGGGCCCCGGGCCATGGAACCCATGGACCCGGGGCGAAATTGCTCAGAATCGATCAGCTGATCGGCAACTGCAGGCCGACCATGGGCCCGGCTTGGATCAGCGGCGCGACGGAGTCACCGCAGACGTTGTTGATGGCCACGCGCTCCGTGCACTGAATGGCGAGTTGATCGTATTCGATGAACCGTTGATCCGAGGTCCTCACGGTCACTCCGCGGCGGGTGCCCATGAACGTGGTGTTGCCCACGTCGCCGAGGACGGCGGGGATCGTCACCGCGGGGCTGGTGGCGGCCGTGGTGCCGCTGCAAGCGTTGGCGATGGGCATGGCCTGCATGAACTGCACGTCGTAGCCCAGGAACTTCAGCGGGATGCCCTGCAAGAGCATCATGGCCACGTTGCCGCCGGCGGACTCGATGATCGGCGCGATCATGCCCCAGAAGACCGTCTTGTGCATGAGCCACTTGGCCCGCGCTTCGGCGTAGATCGGCAGGTTGGCGACAACCTGGTTCCAGGCGTTGAAGCTGGCGCCGTTGGCGGCCGTGCCCGCGGCGAAGAGGGCCGGCGTGGTGTAGCCGTGGCCGCTGTATCCGCCGTTGATGCACGTGGTCTGCCCGCCGCCGGCCCAGCCGGTGCCGGTGCAGGAGGTGCCGCTGCCGGTCACCAGCGACGCGGTCGGGACCACGCCGTTCTTGCCAATCGCGAGGGCCTGCAGGAAGCCCACGACGCCGGCGTAGTTGGCCGACCCGTCACCCTGGGCCGCGTTGAAGTCCTCGGCCTTGGCGAACTGATATGCCATTTCGCCGGAGAGCAGATCGCCCATGGCGATCACGGAGTCCTCGTTGAGCTCGGTCGACCAGAGGGCCAGCTGGGCGTACTTGCGGGCGATCAATTGGACCTGGTCGAATTGCATCGCGCTGGCCGTCAGCTGGGTGTTTTCACCCGGGTAGTAGACGGCCGTGCCGCCGGCACGTCGGGGAACGATGAGGGTGTCGCTGGCCATCGGGATCCGATAGGCGAGCTGTTGCATGACCCCGTACTGTTCCTTCAAATTGATCAGGTTCCGCTCGAACTCGGGGAACACGAGGTACCCGCCGGAGCTCGAACCGTCCTCGCCCTGGAAGGGCGAGATCGTGGCCAACTGCATGCCGCGTTCGGCACACCGCTTGAGGGCCCATTCCTTGGCCCCGCCGGTGCCGGCCCGGGCCAGGAGGACGAGGCCCGACTCGTAGGCCAGTTCGTGGGCCGACTTGCCGTTGGTGCGGCTGGCCTTGAAATAGCGGAGGCTGTAGCGGCCGTTTTCGAAGTCGCTGCGCCCCTGGCGGAGCTGGCTCTCGATCTGGTCGGCGCTGGGCCGATTGCTGCGGGGAGCGTCGGCCGCTTCCTCCAGCTCGGTCAAGAGCCGGCGACGCTTGGTCTCGTCATCTGCGCCGAGAATCTCGGCCTTGAGGACCTTAGCCTCGGCGGCGAGCCTGTCGAACTTGGCGGCGTCGTCGGCCGAGAGGCCTTTTCCTTCCTCGCGTGGGGCGTCGAGGATGGCCGCCATCTGGGTGCGGAGTTCGTTGAAGCGATGGCACTTCTGGTCATACGTGGATGCGGGCATTTGAGAAAAGCCTCTCCTGGAAAGCGCCGGAGCCAGAAGAGGAAGCGGGAAGCGGGGAGCGGGGAGAAAGAAAGAAAGAAGGAGGAGAAGAGGGATTGCTCCCTGCTATTCGCTCCAGGCTCCCGGCTCAAAACAGAAACGCCGTTGAACCGTGCTGGCTACCGGCTGTGATTCGGAAAAGACAGAGCTTCCACCAGGAAACCTGTCTGGGAACACAACCGAGCAGCCCGCACACGCAACGGCGTGATTGACGCTACTGTTCCGCGAGGATGTTGGCTGGTCAACGGACCAGGACTACCGACGCGGCAATGAGAATTGATTTTTTGAAAGAGCGGTCGGTGAGGACCGGCCGCTCAAGTTCTTGTAGAACTCTTCCATCCCCGAAGGGAAGCATGAAAAGAGTAGGTCACGATTTGCCAAAGTCAAATCGGGCCGGAAATTTTCCGGTTAGCCGGCGGTTTGCGTCGCCGGCAGGGCAATGTTCAGCACGCTCGTCCCGGCCGGGATCGCCGGTGCGGCAATCGGCGTCACGGCCAGTTGCGGCGTTGCAACCTGTTCGGCCGATGCCGGCGGAATTACCGCTGCGGCCAGGTCGGCCTTCTTGGCGGCCGGGGCTTTCCTGGCGGCCTTCCTGGCGGTCTTTTTGACCGCCTTTTTGGCGGTCTTCTTCACTGCCTTCTTGGCAGTCTTCTTGCGGGGCGATGCGGGCGAAACGTCGGCGAGATCGATCTTGTGACCCATGGGGAAAAACCTTTAACGGAAAGATGATAACGGGGGGATGGAAAGAGAGAATTCAGGCGGGGCACTTTTTCCGCTTCGGCCCGAATTGCCGGACCAGGGCGCCCCAGCGGGAAAAGACGACGTGCGTGGCCGTGCGGCGGGTTTCGGACTTATAGCGGCCACCCTGGCCGGCGCAGAGCCTCGAGTAAAGCTTGTTGGCAAGACGGGTCTTCATTCGCTTTCGCGCGTCACGTCGGCGAGGCGGAGCCCGTCTTCGAGCACGGTGGCATTGTTGTCCGGCCAGACCATCTTGCAGCAATTCAAGAGGCGCTCGTAGGTCTCCGTGTTCATATGCTTTCGCGATTCCAGGACGATGACATCGCCCGGCTTCAGCTCCAGGACGCGGATCGTGCAATCCTTGAAGATCTCGATCAGGCGTTCCAGCCGATCGGCCAGGGCGACGACCTCCGCGATCTCCGGATCGGTCCTGATATCGAGCGTTACGTCCATTTCCATTGCTGCCATGGGGCCCTCTTTTCTAACTGTAGTAAACCCATCCAACCAAGGGCCGGGTGAAGTCCGGCGGCGGGAAGGTGCTTTGCTTCGTGCGGCCCCATTTCATTTGAAAGAGGTTCACGAACGGTTCGTCGGCTTGATTGGCCGGTTTTCTGGCCGCTTGCCGGGCCGGCCGTTTGTCGGCGAGGCGGAGCCCGTCTTCGAGCACGGTGGCATTGTTGTCCGGCCAGACCATCTTGCAGCAATTCAAGAGGCGCTCGTAGGTCTCCGTGTTCATATGCTTTCGCGATTCCAGGACGATGAC